CGTGCGCGCGTGTTGGAAAACTTTTAAACAGCGTAAAAGGTTTAGAATGGGATACTGTCGCCACTCTAACAGGAGATATTGGGACAATTAAAAAAAGTATCCAAACCCTGAACAATCGCATAAATGGATTAAACTCCCCTAAGTTAAATGACGAATTGCTCCATTACGCTATAAAACAGCAGAATGGGGCAATGCACCCCCCAACAGATAAATTAGGAGGATAATTTGGCGTTTCTAGGTGATTTAGGAAAAGTTTTTGGTTTAGGTAGTTCCAAGCAAGTATTAGGCGATGTTGGCGGAACTATAGGAGGTTTCTTTGGTGTAGAAGGAGCTGGTAGAAATGTTGGTGAGTTCATAGGACAAAAAACAAGTTCATTAAGTACCGCAGATCAACCTTTTGAACAATCTGCTGTTCCAACAGGAGACCCAAAACAAGGAACGGCGCAGGAAACAAGTCGTTCTGGATCCCAAACAGTAAATATCATAGATACAGCAAGAGGCAATGGAATGACATCTCAAGCAAATTTAGGTCTGTTAAGCCCGCTATTAACCCAAGCTGGGAAGTTTTTATCAAGTAGAGCAGGTCAACTTGTTACAGGAGTTGGGACAGGCGCATTTCTTGGTGGCATGGGTCAAGATGGCAGAATGAAACCTGTATTAACTCAATCACGAAGAAATAAAGCAAAAGTAAGACAATTAGTAAACTTTATGGGAATAGAAGGTACAGCGGACTTTTTATCGCAACAGTCTGGTCAAAACGTCAGTCCAAATGATGTAGTCATGCTTTTACTTAGAACATTTAGAAATGATGGAGCTTATATCACAAAAGCCCAGGTAAGAAACCTAAGACGCACAACAAATAGGTTTAAAAGCTTAGAAAAGCAGGTAAAGGAAGCAACTAGTATGTCCAGAACAACTAGAAGAGCTCCAGTGCGTAGAGCAAGCTCAACAACATTAATTAAAAACTAGGAGACAATAACAATGCCATTAGTACAAAAAACATTAACTTTAGCCGCTGGCGCAACATCAGATAACATATTAGCTAACACTAATTACGAGTTCGTAGACGGAAATGTGAGATTACGTGTCGCATCTGCTGTAGACACAGCTGGAACAAGTGCAACAGCTGATACTTTTTTGAATGTTTCTGTAAACAATGCTGAATACAGTAAAGACGTATCTGTGCCTGCATTAGTAACTGGTCAACCTTTTGGTGTATTAAACGGATCATATACTAATAATGATCTTTTAACGACTGGAAGTCAAAGAAATAGAGTTCTTGTTAGGTTTACTAACGATACAGCTGCTACTAGAACTATTAGATGTGGTGTTTTCATAGGTGGGTAGTGAATATTTCATAAATAGCCAAGAACTTGAAAATAAAGTTCGTAACTTGTTACCATCGCAAGGTGGTGCTGGCGCAGGGTTTGATTTATCTGCTTCAACTCAGATTATACCAATTATTGACCTTACTGAAAGTGCTGAAGGCTCGAATTTTAGACAAGATTTACAAACTTCGTTAAGTCTTAAAACAATAACTGCATTTAGTGTAGAAAATTCGACTTCAACAATTATAAATAATACAGGATATTATAGAATTTTTGGTACTTTTAATGGTTTAAGTACAAATAGTACTACTAATACAGGTAAATTTACACTTACAGACGGCGTAACACCAAAAGTAATGTATGATTTTCGTATGCAAGTAAATACAAGCAATAATATAAACGCAATTATACCTTTTGATTTTTTAGTTAAGCTAGAAGCTGGTAATAGTGTAACTGCTACTAGTGATAGAGCTAATAATTTTCTTATTGGTGTTACTAGACAGATTGCAGATCTAGAAGGTAATTTAATTAACCCATAATCTCCTTATTTTTTAGGTACTTATATAAGTTATCCACACTTTGTGTGGATTCCTTTAAACAAGTGACGCACGACCAGACCTCTTGTTAGAGCTTTGTATGGCTCACTGCTAGGCCTGTCCTTCCTCCTCCCCCTCTAGTCCTCAAAAATCTAGCGTAATTAGCAAAATAATGCTTGTCCAATCATATTTTGTAATATATTGTAACAATATGAATCAAGTTTTGTTATATACGGGTTTAATAGTAGCGTCACTGTCGTTTTTTTTGTGTCTCTACGCGTGCGCGCGTGTTGGAAAACTTTTAAACAGCGTAAAAGGTTTAGAATGGGATACTGTCGCCACTCTAACAGGAGATATTGGGACAATTAAAAAAAGTATCCAAACCCTGAACAATCGCATAAATGGTCTAAATTCCCCTAAATTAAACGATGAGTTGCTCCATTACGCTATAAAACAGCAAAATGGGGCAATGCATCCCCCAACAGATAAATTAGGAGGATAAGATGGCGTTTCTAGGTGATTTAGGTAAAGTTTTTGGTTTAGGTAGTTCTAAGCAAGTATTAGGAGATGTAGGTGGTTTTATAGGTTCTGGATTGGGAATTGAAGGAGCTGGAAGAAGACTTGGTGAAACTATAGCTGGTGCAACTAGTTCTTTGAGTACTGCAGATCAACCATTAGAACAGTCCGCAGTTCCGACTGGTGATCCTAAACAAGGATTAGCACAAGAAACTAGTAGATCTGGTTCACAACAAAGAACAACCATAAATGTATCCAGAGGAGACGGAATGACGCAACAAGCTAGTTTTGGTAATTTATTACCGATACTTTCACAAGCTGGAAGATTTTTAACATCTAAAACTGGACAAATTGCTACAGGAGTTGGAACTGGCGTAGCATTCGGTGGCGCACAATTTATGGGCATGGATGGTAGAGAAAAACCTGTATTAACTCAATCACGAAGGAATAAAGCGAAAGTAAGACAATTAGTAAACTTTATGGGAATTGAAGGAACAGCAGATTTTTTATCGCAATCAATGAACGTCAATGTATCTCCGAATGATGTAGTGGCGTTATTGCTCAGAACATTTAGAAATGATGGTGCTTATATTACAAAAGCCCAGGTAAGAAACCTAAGACGCACAACAAACAGGTTTAAAAGCTTAGAAAAGCAAGTAAAGGAAGCTACTAGTATGACAAGAACTACTAGAAGAGCGCCAGTGCGTAGAGCAAGCTCAACAACATTAATTAAAAACTAGGAGATAATAACAATGCCATTAGTACAAAAAACATTAACTTTAGCAGCTGGTGCAACATCAGATAACATATTAGCTAACACTAACTACGAATTCGTAGACGGAAACGTGCGATTAAGAGTCGCAAGTGCTGTAGACACTGCTGGTACATCTGCGACCGCTGATACTTTTTTGAATGTTTCGGTAAATAATGCTGAATACAGTAAAGATGTATCTGTGCCTGCACTAGTAACTGGTCAACCTTTTGGTGTATTAAACGGATCATATACAAATAATGATCTTTTAACCACAGGTAGTCAACGAAATAGAGTGTTAGTTAGATTCACTAACGACACATCTGCCACCAGGACTATTAGGTGCGGAATATTTATCGGAGGTTAGTATGGGACAGGAATATTTTATTAATTCCCAAACACTTGAAGATAAAATTCGTCAAACATTGCCTTCGCAGGGCGGAGCAGGCGCCGGATTCGATTTATCTGCGTCAACTCAGATTATTCCTGTTATCGATGTCACTGAAACTGCTGAAGGCTCGACTTTAAGACAAGATTTACAGTCTAGCTTTAGTCATGGTTCTGTAACTGAATTTTCTGTAGCAAATACTACAACAACTTTAATAAATAACACTGGATATTATAGAGTTTTTGGCAATGTCGCAATAAATGCAGTCGCATCAGGCTCTGGAAGATCAGTTAGCTTTGATATAAGCGATGGTGCGACTAGTAAACAGCTAATTTTAATACAAACTTTTGTACAAGCTGGCGCGCAACCTAATGTTCCTTTTGATTTTGTAGTATTTTTATCTGCTGGTGACAGTTTAACGTGTACCAGTAATAATTCTAACGCTGTTTCTGCTGGATGTACTAGACAATTGGCTGATATTAATGGCGAATTGACAAATCCAATCTAAATATCCTTTATTTTCAGGTACTTATCGACTTATCCACAGGTTTCCTGTGGCTAAGGAGATAGTGCGCCATTAATAAAAAAAAAAATAGTAGGTTTTTTTTTTGTGTCGCACTCTAAAGTCCTTTCGTCAGAAAGGTCGCCATAGCGACACTTATTACCTTTGTTGTGTTAACCGATTGTAATATCATGTAATAAAAAGTTTGACTAATAATTTTTTTTGATATCTAATACAAATATGAATCAGGTTTTGTTATATGCGAGCTTAATAGTAGCGTCACTCTCGTTTTTTTTGTGTCTCTACGCGTGCGCGCGTGTTGGAAAACTTTTAAACAGCGTAAAAGGTTTAGAATGGGATACTGTCGCCACTCTAACAGGAGATATTGGGACAATTAAAAAAAGTATC